ATAAGGGGAGGGGGTATGTGTCGCGAGACCCCCCCCTATACTACCTTGATTGCTTTAGGTAATGGTTGGATCCTTTCTGTATACCTTCTTATAAAGTCCAATGATATTCATCTCAACAATCTCATCGATCGCTGATTCAATAGCAACCGCTTCGTCCGAAGGACTAAGTTCATCAGAGGATTTAGTAATTCTTGCTAAATACGAACATGTATGATAACCACTTGATTCATCATAAGCAAACCATTCATCAAATTGTATAAACGGGTCAAAAGGATTATCACTAGTTGTTAACATTACTTCTTCCATAACGTATTCTCCCTTTTGTAAACCTACTCAATAAAGTTAATTAAATGACGTGTTGGACATACTAATCAATAACAAATGTCTTAGTTGTTTAATCTAACGGATAAACATCTAAGTTCATTATCATAATGCTATTACACAGAACTTAGATCAACTATACAGAATGTTTATAGTTAAACACATTAAAGTACTAAGAATGATGTCTTAATACTTCAACCTTTAAAGTTCTTAATGCAGGGTATAACATCAAACATCAGGTCTGGAGTATGGAGTATGGAGTATGGAGTATGGAGTATGGGGTATGGAGTATGGAGTATGGAGTATGGGGCGTTACCAAGTAATGGTACTGGTCTTCTAAAAAATTGTTATAAGTTAATAGATTTCGATAACACTGTTATTGAAACTCCCAAAGCGTCAGCAACTTCTCTTTGAGTTCGACCAGCAGCTAGCATGTTTTTAGCTTTATTTAGTTTAGCCGAAGACATTGAAGGGGCTGGTCGAGGAGTTGCTAGTTGTTTAATCTTGTCTAAATCGGTATTGTTTAAGATTTTAGTTAACATGCTATTGCTAATGGCACCAGCTTGGATAGCTTCCCATTCTTTATCACTAATAGGAATTTGTTGCTTCTTTGCCTTAGTTCTTGTTCTAGCTTCCTCTAAGGCCTGGCCCTTAATTTTCTTAAGATTGTCGAACTCCATATCGGGCCGTTCACGTTTCTTAGCAGCCACCACGCCACCTGCAATAAGCTGGGCCTGTCTCTCTAAAGGACTGTTCTTTAATGCAATGTTCAAACTAGCATTCAAAGAGGCCACCTGTGGGGCGTATGCTAGGCGGGCAGATGGGGTAGATACTAGGGGGGGAGTACTTAGGGACTCTTTCCTTGCAGTATTAGCTAGGGCCTTCAGACTATTAGCATGAGTAGCATACACACTTTCCATTGGCGTACCAGATGATAAAGTAAAAGCGTCCTCTGTCTCAGCCATCTTTGTAGACTTTTCTTTTTTACCAACGACCTGTCCTTTTGCGTTGGTGTACCTATTCTTATAGACGACTTCTCCTTTTTGATTAGTATATGGTTCATCACTATAGTCATACACTTTCCTACCTGTTACTGGATCAGCTGGTCTAACTTTTCGAGCATCAACGCGCTTCTCAGAAGAGGCCCTTGAGATGAGAGTGGATGCTCCACTATTAGCACCCCCTTGATACTTCTTCTTCAGTGCGGCAATCCCATTATTAATAGCAGATTGTTTATAATCTAGATGATGTTTCTCTGCATCGATAACCACCATGGAATGCTTGACCGCCTTAGCTATTTCATCAAAATCAGCGCCTTTAATGGTCATGTCTGTAATTAAATTTGATATATTGCCCATTTGCATACCCTTCATTTTTGGGGTCATCTTTGGCATGCCTTCATAAGCAGGATACGATTCCTTTGGATTAAAGTTTTCAAGTTTTTGTAAAGCGGGCCGGGTCTTCATGGCCCCAGTGGAATTTGGAATAACAAGAACGGTGTCGCCATCAAAATCTGCACCAGACAAACGTTCCGCTACTTTGGGATGAATACCAACCGCATCGAACGCATTGTCCATCAAACGCTTTGCTGTTGGGTGTTTATTGTTAACTTGCAACTGGGGAATCTCGAATATTCCACCATGGGGGTATCTGATTAAAACGACAGTTTCACCATCTCTATAATTGGGGGCATAGATTTCATTTGGCTTCATGTCCGGAAATGGTAGAATAGCGTGTGACGCTTGTCTTGGTAAAGCCGCGGCCTTTAAATGAACGGCTGCAGAATCACAGTCACCAGCAAAACTGTCAAGTAATTTTTTCTTAACAGCTGGATTAGTTAACGACATAATCTCATCAAACTCTTCACGCTTGGCGTCATGTGCTAACTTCAACTGTTGCTTAGCTAGGGCGGGGGTTTGTTTTGACAACACCTGGGAGGATAATGTTTTAGACCATTTCCCCCAATCGCCTTCCTCGTATACAATGTTTAAAGCTTTGATATTTATAGATTCACGAACCAAATCTTCGGAGACTTTAAACTTCTTTGCTATATCGGCGTATGATATACCGTTGTGTTTTAAAGTAAGCATCTCAGAAGAGTTCGGTGTTTTTAAACCTTTCTTAGTTATATAATGCTGTTGCTTAACGGTTGAACCAAATGGATTGTCAGGATCTGGTTTTATAGAGCCATCAATAACTCCTTTTTTAATTAGATTATCTTTTTCCTCTTTTGAAATTTTTAATGCTTGAATGGATTTGACTTTTGGATCATTCATATCAGCAGACATAACTTTCATTCCGAGAGTTTGTCAGCATTCGTTTTTTTATTAGTATTGAAAATGATGTCTATATCTTTAGGCATCTTCTCGCCATACATAGCCATGCCTTTTAGATAGTGAGTTCCATCAACACCGATTCGAACTTGCGCATATTTGGAATTCCCAAGAGAGATGTCGGATATACCTTTACGAAGTTCAATGACGCCATCCTTATCTGCGCCGCCTTTCTCAGCATAGCGAATCTGGATTCGCTTAGAATCAATATTCTTAATAGGCTCAATCCCTAAAAATGATCGACCGCCATCATTAGAATAATCAGTTACCATACGAATTTTATCTTTGTTCTTCAACACATCACCATAAGTCACATCGTCCTTTGTTAAAACTAACATATTGGTTTTCTTACCGGTACCCAATTGCTCAATATCAAATCTATGAGTTCGGTAGCCTTCTTCTCGAAGCATGGCTATAGCGGTTTTTAATTTTGTACGATGAATCCCCATATGTCGTTCCACACCAACACCAACATCAATATATTTCTTTTTCTCAACATGGTCTTTAAGAATGTTGGCAGTGGTCCTAGTTACATTGGCCCGTTCTTGTAATACGGGATCTAACAAAGCTCTAATGGAAGACTCATTCTTACCCATTCGTTTTCCAATCTCAACATTCGAATATCCCTTGTCTTTTAAAGTAAGAGCTCGGAATGCCTCGTCTCTTCGTTTTGCATCTTTATCAATCGAAATCCTTTCTCGCAGTTGTGAAGTTTTTATACCCATCCCATCTGCAATCTGTTTTTCAGTTAAACCTTTCTTTTTCAAATCAGAAACTGTTTGTAAGAAACTTCGACTCCTCTGCGGATTATCGCCTGACCCCCAAGGATATCGACCAGAATGGCGAGGAGTGCCAATATGTTTTAACCAATCTCTCATGCCATCACTCTCCATTCTTCATCTTTTCAATTTGTTTATCAAACATAACTATCTTATCAATAATTTGATGGATGTCTTCAGGTAAAGGTTCGTGAATGAAAACTTCATCGGATTGATATATACGAAGTTCGGCTTTTATATCATTTGGGTTAATGCAATATTCTAAACAAAATAAGGCCATGTAAATCTCAAGTTGGTGCATAGAAGTCGCGGTCTCTCCAGTTTTAAGATCGTGTATCCTAAGGAAATTTTGTCTAAAGGCAATGGCATCGGCGGTGCCAAAACAATTTGGAGAATAATATAAAGTTTGTTCTGTGGTCATTTTATATCCTATGGCATCATTAACATAAAGATTTAAGGTCTTTCGTGATTTAGGTAATTTAATACCTAGACGTATAGACTCACAGGCAAATGCGTGCAACCGAGTGCCAAGTTGTGAGGCTAAAAACTTTTTAAAAGTAGTATGTAGTTTCTCCTCGTTATAATTAATCCAATGATATTTACTTGCGCTCAGAAAGGCGTGTTGTCCTTCTAGGTCGGAATGCGTATTGAAGTTCATCTAATACCTCCTCTTTGTTTTCAGGGTAGATGAAACTGGCGTAGGACATTCTATAAAGTTCGCCAATATAATAATCTTGATTTGGTTGATGTCGTTCATGGGCACTTCTCTTACATTCTAGAGAGGCCCATCTCTTTCTGTAGAGAATAAGAAGATCGGGAAATCCTTGGATATAATTTGGATCGGTTTTAAGAATCACACATCCTGGAAAGAGTTCCCGAAGTTCCTCAATAAGCTTTGACTGGAAAGCACTCTCTAACATTTATAAACTCCTTTAAAAAAAATAATAAAGGCATATTCCCTTTCTTTTCATTATAGCGTATGTTTTTCACGCGAGGGCAAAATGGTCTTCGTTGAAATTTCGTTTCTCTTTTAGGGCTTTGGCTATAGCCATGTCAATGCTTGACTTTGTTCTGATGTGGTAATAATAAAGTTCCTTGAACGGCGTGTTTAAACGATTGATTCTTCCAGCAGCTTGCACCATTATTTTATAGGAGTAATTTTGAGAATAGAAAATTATACAGTTGGTCTCAACACAATTCCATCCCTCTGCTCCAGAGGTGTATTGAACAAGATATAACCAAGCATCTGTTTTTGGAACGAGCTCATGTTTATGACCATTCCACTCTGCTGTTTGAATTTGCAACTCTTTACCCAAATCTCGAAGCATCTCGAGTTCATAATTGAAGTTGTAAAATATGATTACTTTGGGATGGTTGTTCATTATCTTTTTTAAAAATGGAAGTCGTCCTTTATCACTATTAACAACCTTTCGTAAAAGATAACATAATTCACTAATGTTCTTTATAGGTTTATTTTCAAACACATTCCACCTTTTCTTTAAAACTTCATCAAACATCATTTTGTTAAATGGCACGAGTAATATTTCTTCAAACATGTTAATTCGTCGGACATACTTCATATTGACGGTTATCTGTTGTTTAAGTTTAGTTAGATGCCCACAGTCAATATAATGATCTATCTTAGGATATTTTGTAAATCTACTATACACGGCATGGCGCATTAGGAATTCAGTTCGATTCTTGTAAAACTTGTTAGCTACAAATAGGGGAATGTAATCTTGCCATGTATCTCCTGGTGTAGCACTAAGTAAAATCCAAGAGTTCATTTTGGTTATCTTCAGAAAAGATTTTACCCAATGACCTGAACCAACAACCCTTTGCTCGTCAAATATAAAGAATGAATTTTTAATCTTTGTATACTTCCCAATATTGTTCCAAGAATCAACAACAACTTTTACACCGCCAATACTTACATTGATATTAGTGGATAGAAGAAAAGCCGCGCACTCGCGTTCCCATTCAAGAGTATCTCGCTTACGGGCTGTGGTAATAATATAAAGACTTTTTGGCTGCTTCATTGCTGAGTAGTCGCCTTTACCATTTATCTTAATTTTTCCCTTACATTCTTTCAGAAAAAAATAAGCTAAGGCGGTTCTTGATTTACCGGAACCAACTCCACCACATAAGATATTACCACATTTTAATTGGCCTATTGCTTTTTTTTGATATTCAAATAAATTTATCCCCATGGGCAAACTCCCCAGAAGTAGTTAAAACGAAGACCTTTATGACTTTTTCTCATGCCTCTTAAACATTCGGATATATGAACACGATCACCATTACTTATTTTGTAATTTGGAAAGTTTGGGATATCAACCCATGTTTCCATTTTAAAACTCCCTTCTTAAAATATGAGTAGTTTATAGACATGCTCAGGTCTTATATAGAATCAATCAGTACTACACTTACACGCGCCGTCGCAAACTTCACAGTTACCACAACCGCCTATGGAACCGCTAGCGCTATCAGGGACATCAAAATACTTCTTCTCAAACTCATCCTCAGCAATGGTGACATACATAGATTTGATATAGGCCTTGACCCCGCTTTTCTCATTCTTAGTACCTTGATGCATGGACCAATTATACGGACGAATAATTAAATCCACCTGCTCAATCTCCGCAAAGTCGAGGGCATTTACTGATTGGACATCGAGAAGGGTTTTGCCGGTACCGCTAATAAGAATAATCTTAGGCGGGATATTGTCGTAACTTACTGCCACTTGAAGATAGGGTTGTTTCACATCGCCTTCGTCTTTAGGTTCCAACCATCGAACATTCCACCCATCCTCCTCAAGAGTACGACCACGGTCATATTCAAGAAACACACAGAAATTTCTTCGTCCAGCTGGATTAAACTTTCCTTCTTTTCCTGAGAAATTACGAAACCCAATACGAGCATCTTCAATTATAATATTGTTTTTAATCATTGTCGTTCTCCTTTACTCCATTTTTAAAATGGTAAACAATCATAATTAAGGTCACATTCATTAGCGCCACTATCTGTATGAATCCAATGAGCACAACCTAAACAATCGGCTAATGGACAGGTATCGCCTTTCTGAGTTGCCTTGCCTAATTTATTTGAAGTGAATTGTTGGTAATCTCCAAACTTGGAAATGGTTTTAATAGCATCATTGGCAAGTTCTTTATAGAACCTCATATCAATATCATCTTCTTTTCCAAGAGCTTGCACAACTTCCGCCTCCAACCATCGGTATCCTTTACTCCCACCAACAGCATAATATTTACCATCCTTTTCTCGTAATAACATTCCCCCTCCACATCCAAATTTAATCGGACAGAATGAACCAACTTTCCCGACGAAATGATAATCATGCCCATCGCCAAGGTTTTCATTCATATCCAAATAGATAGTAGTGTTGACAGATTTTGTCTCACATAGATCTTTAAACTCGATAGGTTCTTTACTAAACAATGTCTTGAATATATAGGGTTGTGCAAACTGTGCCCCAGTCGCGGTCCATTCTCCAGAATGTTTTTTACATTTATCTGGGACATAACCATATAATTGTCGGCACGACTCTTCTAAGGAATATTTAGCGATGTATACGGCATCGTTAACCAAACTCATTTTTTCGTAAGTGGCTTCATGCTCAAACTCATACCCATATTTCTTACCAAACTCCATAACAAATTGAACGATTCCCTTAGTAGCATTTGGTATCTTGATGGAATCCGTTTTAATGTGACAAACCTGGAATCCAACACCTTGCACCACGAATTGAAGATCGATCATAAATAGTGCCCCACGTTTTGCCACTATGTTATCCCTATTTCTTGGATCTCTGAATGGATTATCAAACTTAGCTGATGTTAAACCATAGGCAGAATTAAGGGCTGTTTTTAAACCATTCGAAACATCCTTTAATGTAAATCTTGGATTATCGCTCATGGCATCTTCGATAAATGGAATAAGGCGACCCCCCAATATGGTCTTTAAAGTATTAAAATCCTTGTGTTTGATTGCCACTCTGCCCCTCTTGAGATCGCTATAGTTTTTAGTATAAGGTCCAAACATATTAAGCTGTTCAATAGAAGTTGGATGCATAGACGCAACATCAAGAACTGCAACATCGCTATATATCCCTGGTTCAGAGTAAACATATCCACCTTCCCCAGCTACTATTCCCCTGTAGGCGCTTTTACCATTCTCGAATGTGTATCCAGGAAACATCTGACTGAGATCAGTATATATAAACTGACCCTGTGGCTTCTTTTCCATCCCAAATACAATTCGTGTAGAATGTTGATTCGTTGTATCATTCACGCTAAGGCCGCTTAACTCAGCTAAAATTTGTCTAGCGGCCCAATCCCCAGCCAAATGATCAAAGGTTGCTTCTGTCGCGTCTACGTCGTTTCCGCAATACTCAACCACCTTCGGCCATAGTTCTTTTGAGACAGGTTTATCCCATGGAATACCAAGTTCTTGATGATGTATACCAAGTTTAATTTCCCATTTCTTAAGACTCATTTTATTCCCAGCAGATGCAAAATCATACACATCCGTATAGGATATATTATAAGCCTCCCCGAACATACTGTTCTTACTACCGCCAATGATTCGTTGACTAAGAGTATACAACTGCTCATTTGTATATCCGATATAAGCTGCATATAGAATATGATTATCATATCTCCGACAATTGAATCCGATCAAACTTAACTTCAAAAGTGGTTCTATATCTGAAGGTTTAGGGTTAATCATCGCAACTTTTTGTTTATCTTTACCTTTAAACTTCCAGACAACCACAAAGAGGTTTGGGAAAACTTCAACGTCGAAGAATGAAAGTTCATTCGGCTCACTTTCTATACGAGAAAAGCTCGGATCTTCGGATTTAAAATTCATTTCGCAAACACGTTTAATACAATAATCTGGTTGATGACTGCTGTTATTTGCGAAAGCTAAGATTTTAGGTCGCATATCAGTTACATCATACTTAAGACCAGAGGTATAAGCATCGTCCAATATCTTAAATATGAAGTCTACTGATGGTTTAGTTCCTGGGTGTATCTCCTTGTCTAGATTTCGTTTAATAAGAGTTCGAAGATTCTTCTCACTTTGCACTGCGGTAAAATTAATCATCTTTTCTCCTTTTATAGGTAGACCGGAGTTTATAGTTCTTATTGGAACATTATTACATCTTGTTAGTTTCCTTCTTAGAGCACTCTTACCAATAGCTATTTTAACTTCAATATCCTCTTGGTAGACTCGACTCAACTTTGTAACGTCACCCTCATAAATGTAATGCAGATGAACACCAGAGCCTCCTTTACTAAGCTCGGCATATGTGGGAGGCCATTTACTTGCCGCATCGAGATTTTGGTCTAACGATTTTTTACCATCGACTTTGATATCGAAGTCTATAACAATATGATTCTGAGGTAATCTAACATAATGCAACTTTGTTGTATCGATATCGGATAATTTAGTTTTAACATCACTCCATTTTTCAATTGGTGTTTCAGCCACTGATGTATATTGGGCGGGGTAATCTGCACATATACCATCTAATAGAGATTCGGTATAATCAAGCGCTAACGCATTGGGAGGTTCCTCTTTAACTTCTTGAGCCTTCATGAGTTTATCACTGAGAAACCCTTCGTAATAACTTCGTATTTGTTTACCATCTATACGTTTTACATCATGGAAATTCTTAAAATAATTTTTGAGCTCCTCCCGAAATTTGTGACGTGGAAGTTTAAAGTCCACCAATGCCTCATCACAATATGCCTTGTACATATCGTATCCTTGTGATAAGGACACACCATCTTGTTCTTGAAATATCTGATAGTTTCCTTCCACGAAATTGAAAAACACATCTGTCTGCAACATCATTTCTAAAGGTCGATATGCGGAATAGTAATTTTTTCCCATTTTTCGGTATGTGTCAAGACAATGATTAGCTATAGCTCCAAGCTCAAAGTTGATTTGCGACATTAGGGTCTGATACCGTTTAGCTGGGATTCTACGATTTGACGGGCGAACATCAATAAGCCGTCTAATAATTCCAGATTTGGCGTCAGTGATCTTGACTGGTTTATTGGTAGCCATAAATAAGAAGCAATTCACCCTAGCCATGTATGAGGGTTTATACTTCTCATTCATCGTCATATCCTCGTGCGATATGATCGAATTAAGTTTCGTGTTGTCTTCAATTTTTGACAAGTCACCGTCGTGTTGTATTGCAACAAGTGGGTTGGATTTAAATACTTCGGTGGCAAAGGAGTTGTTCGACGAGGTAAGTGCTTTTGCTTCGAACGTTGTGTAATATCCACTAAATAATTTTTGAATAATATTGAGAATTGTCGACTTGCCTGCACCAGCTTCTCCATAAAGCACAATAAATTTTTGTATAGTTTTCGAATCACCTGCAATAATTGATCCCATGGCCCACTCAAGTTTCGCTTGCTCCTCGGGCTCATAAAGGGTTCTGATAATTTCGTCATACGCCTCACAACTTCCTTTCTCAAGATTATAAGGTAATTGCTTACTTGAATAATCAGATTTTTTCATCTTGGTGTTACTGAAAGTCAACTTCTCGTCTAATTGATGGGCATTGTCAGAAATGTTTTGCATATACTTTCTAAATGCAGCCCAAGAGTTACTTGAGAAATCACTCATTAATTTTACTTGTACACTACCATCGGTCTTAGCTAAGATCTTTTCCTTATGGGCCAAGAGATCGTTATCAACTAACTGTTGAACATCATATTCATCCGTAGACCATATGCCTTGCTCCTCATTCCAGATAGCATAGAAGGATCTTCCTCGAACCATAAGATCCTTCGAACGGCATACTTTAAAATCCGGATAAATTTCTATGACACCATTTTTTGTGCTCCTTTCTTTAATTTGGTAGAAATCCATTGGCGTGCCCCTTTCAAAACGAATCTAATATGTTGATTTCTTTAAACATTTTCCACATGCCTTGCAAGGCCGTGCCATTTCAACAATTGGAAATACTTTGCTAACCAACTTAAACAACATAACCGCTAACCTATAATGCTCATCCTGAACGTGGTGCTTACAAAGTCTCTTTTGAAAATATTCAAACCATGTACGTATGTTTCCAGCTAAATAGGAATTTTGTTGTAATAGCCATCGGTAAAAGATATGAAGCATCCTCGAATGATTCGCCCCTACCCAACGCCAACTCATATTCACTCATAGCAAAACCTAATGCCCGACGAAACGCCTTTTTATTTTTAACGGTCTCTGAAATGACAACTTCTTCACCACTCATATTCAGTGCTCTTGTGCTTCGTTCCAATGTAGTAAATATCCTATGCCTAACCTCCTGTAATCTACACTCAACACTTACGCCTTCGACCTCAACCATAATCCATCCAAATTCTAATACACTCATGTGAGGAACCGGTTTTGCATTGAGACATTGTTCGTTAGACTAACTTTCATAATTTACCTCCAAATCCTCTCTGTTACACTTGTTACGTTTTTTCACCCGTTTTATAACTTTTATATATCTATATTTTCTCTTATATAAAGGTTTATAGAAAAAAGTGTAAAAACGTAACAAATGCCCTTTTTTGCTCAAAGAATCCAGCATTCATGCGGCCTAAGCCCTGTTACACTTTTTTTTCAAAAACGTAACACTGTGACACTTTTTTGTCACACTTTTTGGTTTTTCTCATTTTTACCCCTCCAAAAATTTTTTAAAAACGTAACAACGTAACAAAAACGTAACACTTTTTAATCAAAAATATTGTAATTTTCGAGGATATATTCACACATTTGATACCAAATTTCGATTTTTCGTTGGTCTTTTGTGGTATGTTTTAAAGGAAATAAACCTCCTTTTCCATCTCTTCTGTACCCTCTTTCCAGCACTTTATCCACAACTTCCAGCACTGCAATAGGTCCACCGAGATCCACAAACGCTTCATCCGTAAACTTTCCCAACCCACAATTTTCCAATATTATCCAAAACCACTTGTATATTTGCCCCTCTTCATTGACATCTTGCATCATATCAGCCATACGTTTTGCTAAACCCACCAGCATTTCAAGCATCGAACATGGCCCACAAAACCCTGGTGTAGCATATCCGCCCTTCAAACATTCAGGTATTTTATGCACTAGTAAATACTCTTCCCGAAGTTTTTGACCATCCACATTCCGATTATCATCATTCGGCACAGTCCAATAATACTCCCGTTTATGCAAGGTTTTAGCAAGAAGCCAGTAACTTCGTTCGAATGTATTTACATGAATCATGTCACATAACCATTCGTAATAGTTATTAATGACCTTAGGCGTACAAGTTATTTGTGATGATTTTTTACTCGCAGTCATTATCCATCCTCCTTTCGCAATGCTTTACTTGCTTCATATTCTGTATAAAATACTGTCTTACCAAAATCATCTTTCGTTATATCCGCTCCGAATTCCGAACTCCATTCGTCATCGCTCGCATAGTAATATCGCGCATATGACAAAATCCGACATTTACTTGAGACCGATTCGACTTTACATTTAAAGATTTCGCCTCGACCAATAGCCCAAACATCATCGTCCTTTTTAACCGGTAACACAAGTACTCTACCGTCCTTATAAGCTTCCAGCACCTCCAGTAACTCCTCATATTCTTTATATGATTCATTGTAAAGATTGGCCATTAAGCATCCTTGGTTTGACGACATATCATTAATAAATTCCTTCGTAACTTGTTTCTTTTCCTTGACTTGGTAGATTAGCTCATCAAGTGTACTCATTCTCTCACCGTCTTCAACCGTGCCCCATAAGCAATGTCTATCCTACTAACCTCAAAATCAGTCATGAGCCGTTCGTTACGTACGTAGACCCTATCAGGATCTCCGGAGTCTTCCCCAAAGTTCCCCAGATTAATCCCTACAAGTGATTCTGGATCTGGAACCATCTCGTTCTGATCATTTACCAAAGTCTCATCGCCAGCATAATAAATAAGACTTTCTTTATCGTAACGGTCATCCTCTTCATTAAAGAGGGCATCGGGAATAACGTAAGGTGGACATACATCAGACTCCTCGTCTATCCCATCCGGAGGGTTGGGCCCACTATAGTCAGTATACGTACGAGCTAGTTTATGATATTGTTTAAAACTAAGATTGGCACAGCTATCGATTTGGTCCTCGGTCTCGTCCGGTTGTCCCTCTTCAAGACCTTCTTCGTACTCCTGTTCAACCAATTCAAATTGATCCTTAGTCACTTTATAAGCTACCGCTGCGCCGATCATAGCCCCAATGATCAAGAATATAACTTTAGTTCTGGTACTCATAATTTTATTCCTCCTCATAATATTGAATGTAAATATAATCACCATTATCTAGGTTTCTCAAATGGGTAATCTCAACAGACAAATCAAAACCAGCTTCTTTAAGCATTGAATCTAGCCAAGTCGGATCATCTTGGTGGTCTAGAACATTATTTATTGATAGCTCGAGTTTTCGACCGCATCTTCTAGTACTCATAATTTCTATCCTCACCCTCACCATAATACAAGACAATAAGATCTCCATGTTCATCCCACGTAGACATGTGCTGTTTTTGCTTTTTGAATAAAAACAATCGGTTGGGTGTTATGAGCTTGTAAATATCAAACACCATAAACCCGCAATCATCAAATATAGCATTCCTCTCAGGATCGTAGAATAAGTTAATAACGTCGAACATAATATCTTCCTCCAACCAACACTCCAACGCTAAATATTAATGCTTTTTTCATAATAATACTCCCTTCAAGATTAAATTGGTGACAACAAAGAAGGGAAGAGTCAACATGCGTTGATCTCCATCCCCCTTCGGTTAGTGAGTCCTCAAGTAGCGGATGAGAACCCATATTAACCAAAAACCATGTGTGACGACTGTCATGACAAAGTCAAATAGAATTCGCGTTATATATCCTCTCCTCTCCTTAAAGATTCCTTTTCCATTATAAGGTAAGTTATATTTGCGAAGACATTTTAATTGAATATGATGGTCATTAAAATAAGGAATAACACCCCAATAACCATATAAAGAAACATTTGAGGAACTTCTACCCATCCGTATGCATGGGCTTTTTCCGACATAAAGTCATTAATAGCTTTTGATGTACATCGTTCCGGGGCAATGCAAAGGGTGGTTAGCTCCCCCATATTTTGTATTAAGCCTTTCTCTCCGGAATTTAAAGTAATCATAATAGGTTCATTCTCGCTATCAAATAATCGATTTCCGATTTTTACTTTCATTCTAACACTCCTTCTACTTCCACCGAATATATACGACTTGGTTTATACATAGCCGGTTTCGCTGTTTCTTTTATTTTTGATATGCGAATATGAAAGTCAGTACCTTTTAAAGGAATCGGAGTGTCATTCTCCTTGTTAACTTGAAGGTAATTAAATGTCGATTCGGCTTCAATTTTTGATGTGCCCCTGTATAAGAGAAAAGAGATGTTCTGACCTTTTACTAGTTTAAAATCCCCCGTGTCCATGATACTACAACCCCTTTCTATTGGTGGATAGATCATAAAAGCCCTTACTTCATCCATAGTACACGACTCCGGAAATAGGCATATCATCGTTTGATCACCCATATTACTTATGAGGCTCTTCTCCTCAGACTTTAGAATAAGCATGACAGCCTCAGCGTCACTATCGTAAATAACATCCCCTATTTTCACTTTCATACCAACACCCCGCACATTTCCACATAGGTGACAGTGGAATGACCATGTTTGACGGGATATGTTATGGTATCGGTTACGCGAATTTTAAAATTCTTGTCCTTTCGAAATGGAATTAAGGTGTCATTTTTTATACATTCTTCAAGATAATCAGAGGCAGCCTTCGCTAATGCTCCCGAAGGCCCTTTATACACCGTACCGTGTACTCTAAGTCCTTTTCTAAATAGTTCATTCATGGTGATATATCTCCTTTCAAGTTTTAATTATCAGAGTGACTTAAGTTTACAGCCGCACATAGGACAATGAGTAATTATACAAGAGATTCCATTACTCCTATAACCATCTGGATCATATCCGAAAGCAATAAGTTTGTTTGGGTATTGAATGGTGATTCCACGATCATTTGTCTCTCCAATTACCAAGGCCCTTCCACCATTACAATGAATACAAGATTCGGTAGTTTCTTCTTCCCTATATTTTTTGCAACCAGTCTCGTGTTTACATCCTATTTTGGTTACAATAACATGGTGAAGATGCTCGCTAGTAGAGCATCCCTATATTCCTTACATACGTTTTCGTGCTCACAACCTATTACTGTTACAACCGCCACTACCTCACCATCACCGCTTAATTTGCTTTCGTTTACATAGGTTTCTCGATTACCACAATCGTTACAACATTCCTTGAATTTGATTTCAAGCATCACAATCCTCCTTTCTTCGGCCGATCATCCACATTAAAATTATCATACACATATAAATGAGGATAGTCTAGGATATCTTGCTGGAAATTACCGGACCCAACCGCGTTGAGCCCGTCTCTCTCTCATATCAGATCAAGAATAACCCCGTCAACATTAAAGTCCAGTAAAATACTACGTTCGTATCCGTTTATAAAGTCCCTGGCAGGCATCCGATCGAGGTTATACATCCCGAAATCAACAAAGTTATCATTATCCTTACCGAGTACCCATCCAACCACAGCGCCAGCCTGCGAGCGAGGAACACCAATCATGTCATAAACCTCGTTCAAGAATATATGACCCCGTGACTTAAGCAAGTCATTAGCATAGTTCTGCTGACACTTCAAGAAATACTTATTGTATTCCGGTGTCTTACTCCAGTTCAGACTAGCCTCATCAAAGAAACGTGCATACGTACTATATTCATTAGGATCGAGTTTCTCGACGGTTTTCTTAACCTTTATGCTTTTACCATGTTCGTCCTTCTCAATCTCAGTAACAGTCTCTTGACGGATGCCTGTTTTAAACTGATAATCCTTATCCTGGCCAAGTTCATCCACAACCCGTCGACGATAGTCTTTAAACCCACCATCAATTGCTCTGTAAGCCGCTACAAGGGCTATATTACGCTGTTTCATGATGCCATGGGCTCCTAGTAAGCAAGAGACAGATGCGACGCCTAGCATGACCGCTGGAGCGTACAGCTTAGCAATTTTAACACCGGTTTGTACATAGACGGTTACCAGATCCTTTTGATAGTCCGCTTCAGAATAGTTCTCTGTTTTAGGATTTTCATGCGTCTCTTTGATTTTCTTAAGGTCCGATTGAGCTTTGTCAATAACAGTATCAACCTTTAAAGTAGCTTTACAAGCTAAGACTGTACCGGCTACTACGCCAATAATGCCAACACCTATAAGAATTTCAGGGCTGAATTTCTTCAGAACAAGCCCGCTACGTCCGACTACTTTTGTTAACGTAGCTTTCATAATTGATAATTTACTCATTTTTATTCTCCTTTTTACTTCATTTCCACAGAATTCGTATTTACCATAGAGATCAAACTGTTTACGTTCGTCAATTTTGTATATAACATATCCGCTTCTTGACCATATATGGACTGAACGTGATTATATTTTCTTCCAGTACATCGGATAACCGTTAATACACTTTCGTCCTTATCAGACTTATCATAATCCACTAGAAAAGAATCACTAATAACCAGCTTTCCCGCACCAGCCATATTTGTATACCTCCAACACTAATTCTTTTATATTACAAATTCCTCCAATACGATTCCAAATTGATAATTTACTCATTTTTATTCTCCCCCTTCAAAATTATATTTATTTACCAGTTTTATTAAAATACTCTAATCTTGCTTTACACATTGGTCGATTTTCTGCTTCAACAACACTAATCCCATGATTTTTAGCATATTGTGAAACATAAGATTCGTATGGATTAAGCATTTTTTCTTTCTCTTTTTTAGTATTTATTAATAAGACACCAGATAATTCATCATACCCAATGTTTAACGAATCGCTCATATGTCTCTTTTGTTGCGCCATGTTCCCGATCACGTCACTAAGAAATACTCCGCTAATTGCTTGGCCCAATATTGTATACCTCCTTGATTAATGCCTCAATATCACATCCCTTACCGTTCCAATGACTACAGTTACCACAACGAGGATGCTCATCGATCCCTACGTAACCAACACACCATATCCACATTTATATATCATCACCTCTATATAGCTTTCCAAGATAAACTGGTTTGAATAATTCTCTTAACCGAGTATATTCCGTATTCAACTTCATGGTTTCTAACAATGTTGGATTTATCATTCCTCGTTCAAGATTAGGATTTGCCTTTAGCCAAGTTAAAGGACTAGGCAAATAACCTATCGTTTTCATATGTGTATGATCGCATGTGACCACATGTTTACACTTTTGACATGCGGTTGCTAATTTGGATAATTCCATAATACCCCTCCCTAATCTATCAAGATAGGTCTAGGCAAGTCTATAAGATATCCATCCCTTACACGACGTATGTCGGCACGACTAAGGTTCTCCCAACCATATTTGTTATCTGTAAAGTTACCAGTGATCCCAACAAGGTCGTAGAAGTCGGCAACCGTCACCATACCATAATCCTCGATCATATCCACAAGTTGACTAAGCACTTCCTCGGCTTCTCCACGTGTTTCAACGCTAATATCGTCCATATCATGCCGAGCACGATTACGAGAAGTATCACGTTCGCGTTTGTTATCTTGCTTGTAATAACTACTGTAACTAGTAAACGAACGTCCTTTGTCGCGTCTGGATCGTGAGTCTCGGTTATTACTACCGAATAGTAGTCGCTCGACGCCACCGCTCACCATATCTGAGACTGTGGATTTAGCAGCTGGGATTAAGACCTCGTACATAGCATAAGATATGACATTACTAAGTGTATCACCGAGAAAGGTCTCTGACAGACGCCGTCCGAGGGATTTCTTTCTGGCCACAGTCTTACCTTTGATTATCTTACCCTTTTTTTTGGTCTCATCTTTTTTGGCATCTGTCGCCTTATGCGAATTGGATGGGAGATCCACCTTAATGGTGTTGTACTGACTCGCTCCTAGTCCTTCGACCTTAATGGTTTGTTCATCTTTTTCCATTTAAGCAACTCCTTTCAAGTTTGGGAAAATAAAAAGAGTATACGTACGTCCGGTTTGACTCTCAATCTTCATCGCGTACTGTTACCATCGCCAGGGACTTAATACCCTATATACTCTTCTCATTATAGCATATGTAAATTCTGCGAGGGTTAAAAGAAAATAAGAAAGCCTAAGCTCTCTTACATTCTATGAATTTCTTCTTCACAAAGATCATAAATTTTTGTTCCGTATTGGGTATGTTTTGTCTCTTCAACTTTAGCAAAAACCTTTCCAATCGTCTTTTCGGCATAGGTCATAACTGCATCCGTAATCATGAAATCCAACGCCAACGCACCAACTCCTATACAAACTTGTTTTGCGAGTCCTACAGTTGCAGGTGTTGTGGCTTTGACAACATTTTTTACTATTGCACCAATTCCTATCGAAATGACAACTTCTCCAATTGCTTTTACTAGCATTATACTCATAATACAACCCCTCTTTTAAAATTTATCTTCTCATTATAGCATATGT